ACCTCCCCAGCTCTAACCGCAACGATTGTATGAGAATCGAAATGGCTAAGACGAATATAGCGCAGAATGCGCTGACGCAGCAACGCCTTAAAGAACTATTGGATTACGATCTGGAAACCGGGGTCTTCACTTGGAAGGTGGGACGAAAGGGGACTGCAAAGGGCGATGTCGCGGGCTGTCTTCACAAAGACACTGGGTACTTGCGAATAGGGATAGACTACGTTGATTATATGTCTCACAGGTTGGCATGGTTGTATGTGTACGGGGCCTTCCCTGACGAAACCATAGACCATATCGATAGGGTGAGAAGCAACAACAGCATTGCGAATCTTAGAGCCGCAACCTATTCGCAAAATCAGGCGAACACGTCCGCATACGTAACGAACAAATGCGGGATCAAGGGAATACGGTTTCGTAAGGACATCAGGCGCTGGCAAGCCAGAATCTGCATGAACCGAAAGCAGACAAATCTTGGTACTTTTGACACAGCCGAAGAAGCAAGAGCCGCTTATAAAGCAGCAGCAGAGATTTATTACGGAGAGTTTGCAAATGTGTAGCGGTTATGTCTCGCGCACCAAAGGCGAGTAAGCGAATCGGTGATAATACACCGGCAGAAACACCGAAACCCAAAAGAGGAAACAAGGCGTCTCTTGCCCCAGCTTGGGAGCCGGGAAAAAGCGCCAATCCAGCCGGTCGGCCCCGTGGCTCGCGCAGCAAGCTCTCTGAATCGTTCCTCAGGGACGTTTGCGCTGAATGGGAAAAGAACGGAATCGAAGCTCTTCAAAAAGTCCGTGAAACAGACCCTTCGACGTTCATTCGAGTTATCGCGTCTTTGGTCCCGAAAGAAGTCACTGGCGAAAATGGTGGACCGCTTAAGCTCCAATTGATCAAAGGGGATGACAGTCTTTAAGCTCACACCGAAGCAGATTGAGGCGCAAACGCTTCTCGGCGGCGATGCTGAGCATATAATGCTGCTGGGTGGCTCTCGATCCGGCAAGACGTTTCTCCTCTGCCGCGCAATTGCTGTAAGGATGCTTAAGGCGGAAGGAAGCCGCCATCTGATCGCACGTTTCCGGCTCGCTCATGCCAAGGCTTCGATCTGGCGCGACACTTGGCCAAAGGTTCTTTCGACGTGCTTTCCTGGGCTTGCTGAAGCCTCGAAGCCGAATAAGAGCGACCTGATCTACACCTTTCCGAATGGTTCGGAGATGTGGCTTGGCGGTCTTGATGACAAAGAGCGCGTTGATAAGGTTCTCGGCAACGAGTATGCGACGGTCTATCTCAACGAGTGTTCACAGATTTCATACAGCGCCCGCGAAACGCTTCTCACTCGCTTGGCGCAGAAGACAGGCTTAAGGCTTCGCGAACTCCTCGATTGCAACCCTCCCGTTTCAACACATTGGACGCATCGTCTTTTCGTTGAGAAGAAGAGGCCAGACCCGCCCTATTCGCCTCTGCCGAACCCTGAGAAATACGCTTGGATGAGGCTTAACCCTGCGGACAACGCCGACAACCTTCCGCAGAGCTACATCGAAAGCCTTCAGAACCTTTCGCCTCGTGCAAAGCAACGTTTCTGGGAAGGGCAGTTTGGAAGCGCCAACGAAAACGCGCTCTGGACCTATGACGTTATCGAGCGAAACAGAGCAACGGCGCGTCCTGATTTGCAGCGCATCGTCGTGGCTATTGATCCATCGGGAACGTCAGGAGCAGAAGACGAGCGTTCGGATCATGTTGGCATCGTGGTTGCTGGCGTTGGTACGGATGGTAAGGGGTACGTTCTCGAAGACCTGACAATCAAGGCGGCTCCTCACGTTTGGGGTCGTATCGCTGTCCAGGCTTACGAACGACACGACGCTGATGCTGTAGTTGGAGAAACGAACTACGGCGGCGCGATGGTCAAACATGTGATCAGGACAGCCGCCGCCGCTGCGCAACTCGACGTTCCTTACATTGAGGTCACGGCATCGCGCGGGAAAGTGGTTAGAGCTGAGCCTGTCGCCGCACTTTACGAGCAAAACAAGATTTCGCATCTCGGCACCTTCGCAGAACTTGAAGACCAAATGTGCGCGATGACAACAGCGGGATACATGGGGGACCGCTCGCCGGATCGGGCTGACGCTCTGGTTTGGGCGCTTACGGAACTGTTTCCCGGCATTGTCCGCAAAAAGGTTGATTGGGAAGACAAGTTTACCGGCTCTCAATGGGCATTTGGCGAGAGCAGCAGCGGATGGCTCAAGGGATGACGGACGACGAGATTCGGGCGCTGATCGAAGCGGAAGTTAAGCGCCACTTCGCAAACGTTCCTCGCATCGTTCCGAAAGAGCCAAAAGTTCCAAACTTTTCAGAATTTCTAAAACCTATCGAACATCGGCCAATTCTCTCAAACGAGTTCAAGAAAGAATAACTTGGCACGCAAAAGCAAGGCGATGCTTGAATCCGACATTGTTCGGAAGGTCCAGCAACGTCTCGATCTCTCATACCTGCACGACAGAGACAACCGCTTGGATGCGGCGCAGGATTTGCGTTTTTTGGCTGGCGATCAATGGCCCGCGAACGTTCGCGCCGAGAGAGAGCAACAAAATCGCCCTGTGCTGACGCTCAACCGCTTGCCTCAGTACGTCAATCAGGTTGTCAATGATTTCAAACAAAGCCCGCCCGCAATCAAATGCGTTCCGGCTGACGAAGACCCCGATTCCGATCTGATGGATGCTTACAACGGCATCTTTTCGGAAATCCAGTACCAGAGCAATTCGATCAATGTGTTCGGGACCGCCTTCGCGCACAGCGTTTCATGCGGCATGGGGCATTTTCGGATCACGACAGACTACGTTTCCGAAGACAGCTTTGACCAGCAGATACTAATCAAGCGGATTCCATACCCGCTAAGCGTCTTTTGGGACCCTGACGCTGTTGAACCGCATCGCGGCGATTCAAAATGGTGCGTTGTCTCCGAAATGATGACGGAAGCCGCGTTCAAAGAGACTTATCCAGACGTTCCGATCAATAGCATACATATTCCCATCGATGAGCAATTCGGTGTCTCGCGGCTCTATTGGCGGCTGAACGACCTTGTTCGCATCGCGGAATATTGGGAAAAGGTTCCCGTCACCAAGAAACTTGTGCTCCTCGAAAACGGCGAAACTCTCGACGCAACGGAACTAAAGGCAGAACACCTTGCCTTCCTTCCGAAAATTAAGCGCGAACGCGAAGTCGAGGGCTGGGAAATCCGCCAATGGCTTGTGTCTGGCGCTGGCGTTCTCGACGGCGGCATTGAGGGCAACAAGTGGGCTGGCTCCTTTATCCCGATTGTCTCTGTTATCGGCTCGGAAATCCCGCTTGAAGACAAACTAATCCGGCATGGCTTGATCCGGTTCGCCCGCGATCCGCAGCAGCTTTACAATTACTGGCAGTCTGCCGCCACCGAAGCGATAGCTCTTCAGCCGAAAGCGCCGTTCCTCGCAACGCCTCGCATGATTGCGAAGTTCAAAGGCCAATGGGATACACAGAACACGGTCACACGGCCTTATCTGCTGTATGAACCTGATCCCGAAGTTCCAGGCGGTCGGCCTCAACGCGAGCCGCCTCCTGCTGTTCCGTCCGCGATGCTTCAGCAGAGCCAAGTCGCCGTTGAGGACATGAAGGCGATTACCGGCATTTACGATGCCAGCATGGGCCGGCGCTCGAATGAGACAAGCGGTCGCGCAATCGTGGCGAGAGCGCACCAAGGCGACGTTGGGTCGTATCAATATCTGGATAATTTCAACGCCTCGCTGATCCAGACCGGGCGCATTATCAACGATCTGATACCCAAGATTTACGATGGCGAGCGCGCTATTCGGCTTCCTCATGAAGAGCACGAGGAGCCGAAGTTCGCGAAGGTCAATCAGGTCCAGCTTGCCGCCGATGGAACGCCGCTCGTAAAGAATGATCTATCGCAAGGCCGCTTCGACGTTCGGGTGAAGATCGGGCCATCGTTCGCAACGCGGCGCATGGAAGCCGTGGATTCGCTCATGAAGTTCATCCAGGCGTTCCCACAGGCTGCGGCTGTCAGCGGCGACCTGATTATAAATCTTCTCGACATTCCGAAGGCCGAAGAGTTGGCCGAACGCCTCAAGAGGATGATCCCGCCGCAAGTCCTTGGCGAAGACAAAGAGATGACGCCAGAGCAGCAGCAAGCCGCACAAGCCGCGCAACAGCAGCAAGCGCAACAGCAGCAAATGCAGCAGATGGCGGCGCAACTCGAAATGGCCTTGAAGCAGGCTCAGACACAAAAGCTCGGGGCCGACGCGGAACAGAGCCAAGCTACAACGCGGCTCAAGAACGCCGATGCCGACATGCGGGAAGCGCAGGCGCAGATCGCCAAGATTCACGCCTTCTTGCAGGCTCACGGTGTCAACGTTAATCAGCCTGAGAACGGCTTTCCCTCGCTAAACGGCGTCGAAAGCGCCTCGCAAGGTCCATCGCAGCACCAACAGAACCACGCCGATTATCAATCAAGCCTCGACTCCATGACGAAGGAAGAGAAGCTTCGCCAGACTTCCGCCGCAGCCGATCAGGCCGAAGCGCGGACGCAAAGCGCAATTCTTGATGCGCAAATCAAGCGTCAGAAGCTCGGACAGGAGAACTATTCAGGCTATTAGCCTCAACCCTTTTGTAACCTGCGTTTCCCAGCCGCCGATCCTTTTCGAGCGGCTTTTTTGTGTTTGCAAACCACGAAAGCAAAAATGACTACCGAAGACCAATCGCTCACGGACAGCGTAAAGCCGGAAGACCAAGTACCAGCGTCAACCCCTGCAAAAGAGCAGGTTCCCTCGACCGAAGTCGCAAACCAAGCGGATAAGTCGATTACGGAGCCGGAAACGTCAACCGGCAAGAGCGATGCAGAGCCTCAAGAGTCAAGGGCAAATGCACGCATCCGCCAACTCGTCGAAGAGCGCAAACAGGCGTTAGCGAAGCTTTCTGAAGCTGAAGAACAGGCCAAATTCTTCAAGCAACAGGCCGAAGCGTTGAAGCCTCGCCTCTTATCTCACGGCCAAAATGAGAGAGGCTATGGCTGAGGCGCAGCAAGCGGCAGCAATGCAATCGGCCAAACAGGCTGAGGCGTTGGCACTTGCCAGCCGCGAGCGTGCCTATCAAACGCGTGTGGATGAGTTCAAGGATCGCGCTCCTGACTATGATCAAGTCGTGGGCAATCCTTCTCTCACCATCACGCCATTGATGGCGGATGCAATCAAGGAAAGTGATAACGGCGCTGCCGTTGCTTACTACCTTGGCAAGAATCCTGATGAGGCTGGACGCATCGCCAGATTGTCACCAGTTGGTCAAGCCGCCGCAATCGGTCGGCTAGAGGCCAAGGTGACACTGCCAGAAAAACGCACAACCGGCGCTCCACCTCCCGTCAAAACCGTCACAGGCGGCGTCGGCACGGCTCAACCAGAGCTGGCCGATATGTCTTATGAAGACTACCGCAAGCAGCGGATGGGAAAGAACGCCTAATCATTAATCTCAGATTAGGAAACAGTCACAATGGCAAGTACATTGCTGACTCCAAGCATCATTGCCAAGGAAGCTCTGATGCAACTGGAGAATAACTTAGTCATCGGAAATTTGGTCCATAGGGCCTACGAAGCCGAATACGGCTCTACTAACGAAGGCTCGAAAAAGGGCAGCACGATCACGATCCGCAAGCCGGTTCGTTACACTGTCCGCTCTGGAGCTACCGTCTCCATGCAGGATACGGTTGAAGGATCGACCACGATTGTTGTCGATCAGCAGAAGGGCGTTGATCTTCAGTTTTCGTCCAGCGACATGACCTTGAAGATTTCTGACTTCTCGGAGCGGTATATCAAGCCCGCGATGAGTCAGCTCGCAAATCAGGTGGACTCCGATCTTTATGCCCTTTTTACAACCATCCCGAATTGGGTTGGAACGCCTGGGCAGACGGTCAACTCCATCACCGATTTCAACCTTGCTCCTCAACGCTTGGACGAAATGGCGGTCCCGACCGACAAGCGCCGCGCGATCCTTACGCCGTCTGATTACTACGGCATGATCGGTTCGTTCACCAGCTTGTACGCCAAGCAGGGCGCAACCGCTGAAACAGCCCTTCGTCGCGCCGAACTCGGCACGATCAGCAATATCGACACGTACATGGCGCAGAACGTCGCCACCTTCACTCGCGGCACGGCAACGAACACCACGCCGCTTGTCGATGGCTCTGGCACTTTGTCTTCGACGTACGCTTCGGTCGCCACCACGAACCAGCAGAACATCACGCTCAAAGGCGCGGGCAATGCGGTTACATACGTTCCCGGTGATGTGATCACCTTGGGTTCTGTCTATGCGGTAAACCCTGTTTCGAAGGCGGTTCTTCCGTACTTAAAACAGTTCACCGTTGTTGACGGTGGTACGACCACTTCAGGCGGCGCAATCACGTTCAAGATCACGCCTGCAATAATTCCGACAGGCGCTTACAAGAACGTGTCTGCTGCTCCTGTTGACGGCGCGACGGTTACGATCCTCGGCACAGCTTCAACCGGCTATTCGCAGAACCTCGTATTCCATGAGAACGCTTTGGCGCTTTGCATGGTCCCGATGGAAATGCCGGACGGCGCGGTCAAGAAGGCTCGTGAGAGCTACAAGGGGCTGTCAGTCCGTTTAGTCGGTTTCTACGACGGAACGAACGACATCAACCAATGGCGCTTGGATGTCCTCTATGGCGTAAAAAGTATCTACCCGGAACTTGCCACCCGCTTGAGCGGCACGGCTTAATAGGAGGGCATAGAAATGGCTGTTCAATATCGTTCGACTGGTAACGTCGATGGGACTGTCCTCGGGCAGTCTGCATCCGAACTTATCGGATTTTATGGCGCAACTCCGGTTGCGCAGCCTTCGGCAACGGCACAGTCTGCCGTCGCCACCACGGCGCTTGTGACTGTCGGCTCAACCGTTCTTACGGCTACCGATCTGACGAGCATAAACGCGGTTGTGACGCGCGCTGGCGCTCTCACGACGCTGGTTAATCAGCTTCGTTCTGATCTGGTTACTCTCGGCGTCCTGAAGGGATCGAATTAACCTGATTACGATCCACTCGAACACCTCGTTTAAAATCCGAGAGTTGTCCGAGATTACGCAAAAGAACCATGCCGGGTATTGCGCCCGGCATGGTTACAAATACGAATGCCTCTCTTTCGATTATGAGAATTTTAACGCTAATATCGTTGACCACCTAAAACGGGCTTACGAGTGTCTGAAACGCAGCGACATTCTTATGATGGTCGGCGCGGACACGATGTTCTTAAATTGGCGCATCAAGATCGAAGACCTGTTGAGGCCAGAGGATCGCGTCCTCGTAGCCCGCGAGCAATTCGGCTGGTGGCCGATCAACAACGATGTGATGATCTACCGGAACACGCCGGAAGCGCTTGGATTGTTCCGACGCTTGATCGACGATTTCGAGGTCTGGAAGCATTACCCTCTTTCGGTCCAGGCGCATCTTTGGAATCTGCTGCAAGAGGATGAATCGGCACGAAGCGCCGTGCGAGTCGTAGACGCCAAGGTGATGAATCAGCATCCTAATCACTGGCAGCTTGGCGATTTCATCGTCCATTTTTACGGCTTGGAACTGCCTGAGAAGATCAGGCTGGCGAAGAATTACAACGCGCGATTTGGCGGCGGCTCAGCGACTTGGAAAGAAGTCAAGACGGGTCTTGTCCGCCCAGAAGTCGCATAGGATTTGAATTGACCGAAAAACACGTCTTTATCGCATGTCCGCAGTACACTGGGATGTTGTACAGCGGGACAAGTCTCGCGCTTGTGCGTGAAGTTCTGCTGATGGCGGACTTAGGCTGGAAAGTTACCCTTACGCCGGATGTCGGCAACGGAGAGATTGCCAAGTGCCGGGGAGCATTCATTGCGCATTTCCTCGCATCTGAGGCAACCGATCTCGTTTTTGTTGATCATGACGTTCAATGGGAACCGGGTTCGCTCGTCAAGCTTCTAGGCTATCCCGTCGATTTCGTGGCTGGCGTTTATCGCAACAGAAAAGACCCTGAAGCGTACAGCGTTAGGTGGCTCGACAAGGCCGAGTTGTGGGCAGACCCTGCAACAGGACTCCTTGAAGTTGATGGCGTTCCAGCGGGCTTCATGAGGCTCACAAGGGCATGTTGTCAGAAGATGGTGGATGAGTATCCGCAGCTTGAGTTCTGGTCTTCTAACGCACCAGAGCAGCGCGCTTGGCACCTCTTCTCTGACTATTGGATTCCGGCTGAGAATGGGCCGAATTTCTGCCTGTCAGAAGATTATTCATTCTGCCGACGCTG